CCCATTATTAAGCGCACATGTCAGAAGATAATTTCTACTTTTTTGAACAAGTGCATCTCCTGCAGTATAACACACCTGAAGATCGATTCCACGCAACATAGCCTGGCGCATGGTGTTTAAAAGCGCGACCGTGTATTTCATTGTGACATCCCCAGTATAGGTTGGAGTGGCGATCAGTACCTTTCTCATTGAATAATAATGTCCGTATTCTTTTAAGATGCCAACAGTCACCAATTTTGGTGATTTAGTTGTCACGGGAAATGTTTTCGTTTCCGGAACAGGCACGAGTACCTTTGTAAGCGGTCTCACATCGGGTGGAACAGTTACTGCTCCGACATTTACAGGAGCCGCCTTTAACGGCGGGACCTTTGCAGGATCGACCGTGAGCGGTACGACAATCACAGCCTCTACGGGATTCACGGGAGCAGCCTTCACGGGTGGGACTTTCCAGGGATCGACCGTGAGCGGGACGACAATCACAGCCTCCACGGGGTTTACAGGAGCCGCCTTTAACGGCGGGACCTTTATAGGTTCTACCATCACCGCAAGCACAGGGTTCACGGGAGCAGCCTTCACGGGTGGGACTTTCCAGGGATCGACCGTGAGCGGGACGACAATCACAGCCTCTACGGGATTCACGGGAGCAGCCTTTACAGGTGGGACTTTCCAGGGATCGACCATGAGCGGGACGACAATCACAGCCTCCACGGGGTTCACGGGAGCAGCCTTCACGGGTGGGACTTTCCAGGGAACCACAATCACTGCAAGTACTGCATTCACGGGAGCTGCATATTATGGAAACGGTGCAAACTTAACAGGTGTGTCACCTATAAGTGGTGGAACTACAAATGCTGTCGCATATGCCACAGGAGCAACAACACTTGCAACTTCACCAGGTATTATTTTGACCAACCCGACTTTATCTAACGGAACAGTACTTTTAACTTGTTCGGGTGATATTGTAGCATATTCTGACCGTAATATAAAGACTAATATAGAAATAATTCCTAATGCACTAGAAAAAGTTGCACGGATAGGAGGGTACACTTTTAATAGGATAGATGGTGGATCTGAACGCAGGACTGGTGTAATCGCCCAGGAGATCCAGGAGGTTCTTCCCGAAGCAGTTTATACAACTGAGAATGGCACTCTGACTGTCGCGTACGGGAACATGGTAGGATTGTTAATCGAGGCTATTAAAGAAGAGAGAACAAAGAGGGAAGAACTTGAGAAGCGAATCCTAACACTTGAACTTAATTCTCATCTAAAAATATAAGATGGAATCGACTCGCCTGATTTTTGCAGATTCTAGAAGCAGAGACGTCAAGTTGTATCCTTCTGGGAATTCTTATACTTTGCACCTGACCACGCCGATCAAGAATGTCACACGAGTCGACTTGGTCAGTGCACGTGTACCAAATACCATGTATAACCTCACCGAAGGTTCAAATGTACTTACAGTAAATTCCTCAAACATCTCTATAAACCAGGGCTTTTACTCAGCTGGCTGTCTCTCGAGCGCTCTAACAGCTGCTGTGAATAATGCATTTTCCATGAGTTACCTCTCAAGTGAAGGTCATTTTGTTCTTTCAAATGCTACGAGTTTTCAGTTTCGTATCAACTCGTCTGAACTCTCAAACCTCATGGGAATACCAGAAAGAACTACATTTACATCAAAACCAGCAACTTCCTTGGACCCGTGCCTGCTTGGTAATTCTATTTTCAAATCAAACACTTTGATTCATATGAATGCAAATGAGTACATATTCCTCGATGTAGATGAACTCAAAACACCAAGTCACATCGATGCAAAAGCTTTGGTGGGTGCTACGGGAACGGTCAGTGGTTCAAATATTAACAGAGCTTTTGCACCTGTAATGATGGACACTCCATCTGGGGGTATGAAAATTTATCACGAAAATACAGATTACACGGTTTCAGTCAATTATCCTGAACCTATAAACAGTCTCCAGCGTTTGACTGTCAACTGGTACGATACGAATGGTAAACTTTTGAACTTTAGGGGGTCTGATTACCACGCCTTTATTCTGAGAGCACACGTCCTGGAGGAAGACGTTCGACGCATACCACCCCCACCACCCCTTCAGGATGTAGAAATTAAGAGAATCGTGGAGGCAATGACAATGGTGCCTCCACCACCCCCAGAGAAGAAAACAAAAATCCCCTGGTTGATTATAATTTTAGTTTTAATTGCTGTATTTGCAGCTTGGAAAACGCTTAGCGGGCAGTCACTGCGTACACAGGCTGGGCAGGCTCCTGGATCTTCACGTTGAAAGCCAGGGTCTTGATTGCCATGTACACGACGATGGCGAGCAGGGTGGTGAACAGCGCGCTGAGGACATAGTACTGACCGCCGTTCTTGGACACCTGGACCACCTGGGAGATGATGAAGCGCACAACGTCCATCCATGCGATGGCGCTGGCGAACGAGAAACCGGCGACGATGGAGTTCAGGGACTGAGACTCCAGCTGAAGAGCAACGCTTGACAGAAGACCTGACATTTACTATCTGATACGAAAAAAAATATCGGACGGGTCCCAGGGAACGACAGTCAGCCGCTCGTCGGCTGACTTCGGCGAAGCTTCCGAAAATCCCTCCACCTCCTCATCCGAATCACTGGATGATTCCCCTGGGTCCTCCTCTTCATAGTCTTCCTCATAGACTATGAAGGAGTATTTCACCTTTGGCTCGAGCTCTTCTTCCTCCGAGTCCATCTAATTTTCTCTCTGTTTGTCTACAGCGGATTTCAACGCACGTTCTGCTGGAGACTCAGGCTCCCAAGCATCCCATGTGTCCGCACACTCGTTCATATTATTTGCCATCTCGTCTGACCCTTCGTACTTGACCCACACTGGGTCCTCTTCCTCGTCTTCCTCTTCTTCCTCTTCCTCGTCAGACTCGTCCCAAACTTCGGGATAAATAGGACCAATCTGTTTGCCTGTAACATTTCGGGCTGCATACATGAGACCCAGCCGCATATCTTCCGCTAGAATGACGTCGCGCCCACAGGACTTGGCATAATGGGCTGCAAGAACAGTTGCCGACTCGAGAACAGGTATCATGATATCCAGTGCCGCATCCTCCATTTTTGAATTTTAAACCAAAATTAGTTTTAACTGGGGACTCTTGATTTTTTTTAATTTTAAACCAAAATTAGTGGAAGTTTGAGAATACCACATGGGCTGAAGAATCTTTCACCTCGAGAAAATTGTAATTTATTCCGTAAATTCGTATATACCTGTTGGCTGTGCTGGGGTTCAGGGTGAACTGGAAAATTTGATTCTTAATCTGGGACATGTTCACGGCTCCTGAGGGGTCATCATAGAGTTCGGGATCGAGACTGAACGAATACATGTAAAAAATTCTACTTGGAACACGGGTATGGTACTCGAGCGGCTGAATCACGCGAAGAAAGACGGGCAGACCCACATCCTTGGATATACGTTCAGTCGTATTAAAATTTAAAATAAGTTGACTGAGCTGTTCAAATGTCGTTCCGTTTGACATGTATGTGCCGTTGGTTGTATAATCGTATCCCAGAGCTGAATCATTCTGAAAAACGAAATAAAATTGTTTTATTGGGTTTAAAAACTCCCCTAAACACTGAATCTGTTCAACACCCTGGGGTGCAAAAAATTCTTGACGCTGGACCTGTTCTATGGGATAAATCTGAGGTTTTGAATTGATGTGCGAGATTTCCTCATCAGATATGTACGTATACTCCGTGTCCAGGTAAGCATAAAATGGAGCTACTACATTCACTGGTGGATAGGTAAAGACAGTCGAGGGGTTCCATACAATTTTAAACGTCACATCCTCTTTGAATGCACACAAAGGAAGACCGCGTCTGAATAGATAAAACGGGAGGGGAATTGTATAACTTGTGTTCACAGGAACTGGTTGAATGAGATATTTTCCAAGGAGATTTTGGAGTGCTTTCTGTTTTCCTGTTGAAACTGTTAAATCAAATTTCATTTCAAGGTATTCTCCGTAAATTCGTTCGATAAGTTCAGAACCTATATACAAATCCACGTACTGAATCATAAGGGTCCCGACCGAGTCGAGAACCTGTACTCCGGCACCCAGAGCAGGTGGGAAAACTTTGAGGTACATGTTTGTGATGAGATCACCGGCTCTGGGAAGCACGAGTGTCTTCTCAGCTCCGAAAATGACCGTATTATCAGCTGGAAATTGAACCCTGATGACTCTTGAAGAAAAAAGAGTCTGACCTACATATTTTTCAACAAAATATGTAACCTCCGGGTCTGAACTCAGGTAAATATCCTCTTGACCGAGGTATGACAAACTGGCTCTACCAGCCATCTCTAGTACATTCTGGGATTAAAAAACCAGTCGCGTAGCGGAACTGACTAAAAATCGTTCGAGTTGAACATGAGTCCGGCGATACCGTTCTTTATACTTAAAATATTGTAATTTATTCCGATGACTCGTAATTGTTTTGGACTCGAATAAGCATTGGTATTGACTCTAATAAAAATGTCGCGAATACGACTAAAATTCACCTGACCGTACGGTTTGGGTGTATTCGCCTGATTTGTAAAGGAGTACATGTAGAAATTCCTGGTTGGATAATTTGTGTAATGCTCGAACGGTTCTATCGAGTTGAGATACAGTGCATCCGTCACATCCGCTGTAAATGCTTCGGATGCATTAAAATTCATCGCCAGACTGTTTAGGTCTGAATATTGATAAGGTGTTGTTCCGTCCAGCTGTACAATAAAAAAGAGTTCACGAATTGGGTTGATAAATTCCAGGTTAAAAATTGCTGATGTAAATTGAGACGCCAAATCAAACTCTTGGTATTGACACTGTTGAATTAAATAATCAATTTGAGATTTCTTGAACCAATTAATCTCAGGTTCTGCTAAATAGACGTATTCGGTAATGATTGTTGCAGTGAGTGGTGCGATTACATTAGATGTGGGTACGGCTGTCAATTCTTGAAGATTTCTAAATGTGATGTGAACCTCGACGTCCTGACGACCTAGAGCCACTAGGGGTAAGTATAGTCCTGGATTTTGAAAAAAATAAAACGGAAGATTTACGAAATAGGTTCTACCAGGTGGATAAACCTGGTAAGTGGTGTCATACTTTCCTGTAAGCAACTTTAGTCCTGGTTGGTTTTCGTAGGGGACATACAAATCATTATAAATTTCAATAAATTCTCCAGTCAAGGTTTGAATCGTCTGCCCGCCAATGATCAACTCTGCGCGATTCACCATCCATGTCCCAACCGAGTCGTAATAGTTATAACTGACGGATGGAATCACATTCGAAGCAACAGGATAAACTGAAATGAAAGTGTTTGAAAATATATTTGTGGTTGATCCCACCTGATCGGTTGTTATAGTGATGGGAATGTCCGTAGCAGTCTGAGTCACACGATACGGAACAGTTACCGTGTACTGCGGGAAAAGACCGCCAATCGTAAAGTTGTATGTACTGGTTCCGAACGTGATGCTTTTCACGTTATCCGATGATGACAACACAGCCGTCAACATATACGTCGCAATATTCGAAAATTGAAGATTTCCGGTCGTCTGGTTGACTGATATAATATTGGAGTTTGAATTAGCTGGGAGACTGAAATTTGTTGTAAAA